AGGGTATTCTGTATAAATCTTGTAATTTTGAGAGTAAAATTCGTTGTTATAGATGAAACTTGTGTTTGAAAACGTTGTTGTGTTTGATGCGAGAGAAATAGCCGCCTTGACGGGGACGAATGCAAAGGCCCCTGAAAAGGCGTTCGAGTTGGGAACCGTCACGGCGTTCCCAGTAATGCTTAGAGCCGATGCAACAAGGGTCTGAGTCGACCGAAGCTCTTGGATATCCAAAGTCAGATACTGTGAGCTGAACACATTCGGTAACATGGCCGAAAGGACCTCCACCCTCGACACGTTATAGATGGGGGTCGTCAGATACAGAGTATATGAATTTGAATTTGGATACAACGTTTGGTTCCGGTTATTGGAATCTACATATACGACGTAGTCCATCTACTCTTTCGTGAGAGTTTTTACGGGCTCAGTAGAGGCACCTGTTTGGTTTCGAACACGTGAGACGGAGTGTCAAGAACGTCGGGCCACTGACGGTCAAAAGCCCGCCTCTCTCATTATAGAGTGAAATTGTGAGTTGTTGAATTTGACGGATAGGCTCGATGTATTCAACCTCCGTTGGAAAGTAGTTTGAGACGGTGAACACCGTCCGCAAGTTCACGGGTTCCATTGGAATGGCCACGAGAGACGTGCGAATCTGGTTCAAGTTGGAGAAGGTTCCTGACAAATTTGGACCGATATTGGACGTCTGAGGAGTGGCCATTGTGTTGCTGTTGAAGGACGTGATGGTCGTCTGAACATCCATACGGTCGTTGAACTTGGAGTCGAGCTCCATGGCATACAGGTATGCCACGTTGGAACTTCCTGTATAGATGTTTGAAGAGATACTTGCAGAAAGAACTTCAGCCTTGACAACATTTCTCAGAGGGATATTGATGTACCCAATGAACGAATTGTTGGCAGGGGCGAAAACAGAATCCACCTTGAGTGTGTACGTTTCGTACCGCTCACACTCCTGATTCATTATTATTTACTACAGTTTTTTTAAACGGGAAACCTACGAGTCGGAAGCTTCGCTTTTCCTCCTTACTTCTCCAGCAGAGAGCCGCCCACGCCATCGGCGATGGCATAGTCGCGCTGCTGATCCCGGACGTACTCACCCGAGTCGCACAGACCGCCGGGGGTCAGGCCCTGAGTGTAATACGCCGCCTTCTCGGACGGGCCTGGAACACAGTCCAGACCAACCTTTAGATCGAAAATGCTCTTGGGGTCCGCCTTGGCGTTGGGGCCGGCAACCGTGACAAGAGGAGATGGCTCATACGAGCTCCCCTTGCCCTGGACCAGGATGACCAGGATCGCCAGGAGCAGACCAATGATGATTGCGTGGACCAACATCTTTCCAAACTTGAACGCCATTTACGAATAGTCTATATTTTTTTCAGGTCCCACGTCCAAGTCGGTCTGTGGTCAACTCGGCCGAACCGCGTTAAAGGAAACAATCACTTTTCTTCAAAAGTCTTAGACCATGGAGTTTTCTTTTGATACAGGTGGTGGTCAAACGATGAACATGGACGACGACGAGGCGAAGATGCTTGACGAAATTTCTATTATTCCTCCTGAGAAGAAGATCCCTATAAAGCCCAAACCGGCTCGGCCGAGTCCATTTGCAAAGCGCGCCCCTGGTCCGAGTGCACCAGCTCCTTCCCCCGACGAGGGTCTGGACATGTTTATGAACCCTGGGAAGCGTACTGCACCACCTCCACCACCCCCGGAGGAGTTTGATGGTGGTGAGGAGGGCGACGAGGAGTACGAGGGTGGCGACCAAGAAGGTGGAGAGTTCCAGCCTGGAGGCGGTGCTCAGGTGCCTTCTGACGGGTACAAGACGATCGAGGATGAGAAGGCCGACCTGCTGAACAAGATTAGCCGTTTGTCAAAGAAGGGTGTTGCGACCAGTGCTCGTTTGACAATTTACAGCGACGTTGAGGAGATTCGCACGGAGTACAAGCGTATGATGTACGGTATCGAGGTGGATCGGTCTATCAAGTTCCAGCGTCGTATGCTCATTGCATGCGTGACCGGTCTGGAGTTTTTGAACGACAAGTTCGATCCCTTTGACTTGGAGCTGAACGGATGGTCTCAGAACATGATGGAGAATGTCGATGACTATGACGGCGTGTTTGAGGAACTGTATAACAAGTACAAGACGAAGGTCCAGGTGGCTCCTGAGGTGAAGCTGATTATGATGGTTGGAGGGTCGGCGATGATGTTCCACTTGACCAACAGCATGTTCAAGGCGGCCGTGCCAAACGTGACCCAGGTGATGAAGCAGAACCCTGGACTCATGCAGAACATGGTGGATGCTGTGCAGCGGTCTCAGGGGGCCCAGGGGCAGACATCTCCGATGTCTGCCTTCCCAAGCCCTCCTTCAGGCCCACGTGAGATGCGGGGACCGGGAATGGACTTTGGATCCCTGATGAACATGATGGGCCCTCCGCAAGCTATGATGACGCGTCCACCTCGGGCCCCTGAGACGGACTCGGTCTCGGACATTGTGTCGATCGACGAGGGAGACCCCGATACGCGCGAGGTTCAGGTGGGACAGGAGAAGAAGAAGCGTGGCGGAAAACCAAAGAAGAAGGAAGTCAGCCTTTAGAGGGAGTTCCGAAGTATCTTGAAATTTTTTATAAGCATTAAATAGGTCAATGGCATTATCATATGCGCCATTCGAAGATACGTGGTCACCCAGGCCAAAACAGTATGTACCGCTTCAGCTTCCAAAGAGTGGGACCGTTCCTTCGGATAACACGGAGTGCAATTATATAGTTATGTTTTTCGTCGCTGGGATTATTGTTATGGGGATTATGGACTCTTTGAGGGGCGGGGGGTCGCGATAGCGACCCGGTCTAAAGAAGACTCACTTGTTCACACTCGACTTGTACACGTCAGCGTACTCCTTGCTTCCGAGGCATGCACACGGCTTCACAATCGCAACATCAATAATGTCCTTCTCAATGGCATTATTGATTTTGACTTGGCTATCGTACGCCTGCTTGGTGATGGCTCCTGGAGTGATCATCATTTAATTTATTGCAAGAAATTAATGAGTGGTTCTCCTATTACGACGACGGTCAGTCCGGCGCCCGTGCCCGTGCCCGCGCCCGCGCCCGCTCCAGGTCCTAAACCTCTCACGTGCAATTACTGTGACTCGTGTGTAAACGGAGTCACAGTTCCTGCGCAAGTGGACCCTGGATGTCCACCGATGATGATCTCATGTGTGTCCGGCGCTTGCCAGCCACCGGTCTCATCCTCAGGTTCCTCGACCCTGAGCTGGATTTGTCTCGCATGCTCGATCATATGTTGTCTCTTTATGCTACTGAGCACCGCGTCTGCAGGATCTAGTGGGAGCTTGTTTACTGGGTTTATTTTGGGTGATATTTTAGGTTCACTTACACGTTAAACATACACTGACCCTTTCCAAAGACTTTGGTATCCACCGGATCAGGGACTTCGGACTCGGTTGCGAAGCCAGCCGCCCTATACACGTTTGCACGTTTCCGAGCCATGGCGTGGAACACAGACCAGTGATCGACAATGTCATAGATCAAAGGATCGTTCAACTTCCCGGGCGTCTCACGCATGATTCGACCTATAGCTTGAACGATATCAGACTTGGGACTTGCGAGTATGACCGTGTCCAGAACAGGAATATCGAGACCTTCCTGAGCCATAGCAAAGGTTCCAATAACGACCCTCTTTTTGGAAGACTCTGCAAGTTCTTCTTCACCAAGTCCTCCATAGTACAGACCGGAGATTTCAGGTCCGAATTCTTGATGAAAATAGTGACAATGTGTCCGACGATCAGATAAGATCAGGACCCGGCGCGTCCCTTTGAGAGCTTCCCGAATGAGACCACATATGATCGTGTTTCGTTCGGGTATATCTGTCACTATATTGATCATCTCGGCCATATTGATCTTTCCAAACCGAGTCACGGGTGGTGCCTCCTTGTACATTTCACTTTTAAATTGAACACACTCAACTCGGGTCGTCTTTTGACCCGTCCGTTGGACCCTGAAAAACTCGGGACCAAGGAACCAATACAAGATACGGGTCAGGCCGTCCTTCCGTTCAGGGGTCGCTGTGAGACCAAGCGTGTACTTGGGACAGAACCGGAACATAGCCTGTGAAAAGGCGGATGCACCTATGTGATGTGCCTCATCTACAATGAGGAGTCCAAATTGGTCAAAGGTCTTTG